AAAATACTACATATGGCCTCTACGTTTAAGTCTCATGAAAATGATGATGGTAGCGTTATGATACGAGGTATGGCGAGTACTAATCACTCTGACCGAGCCGGAGATGTAATTGCAGCTGAAGCTTGGGGCAAAGGTGGTTTAGAAAATTTCAAAAATAATCCTGTAATTTTATTCAATCACGACTATGATAAACCTATTGGTCGTGCCACAGGAGTTAAAGTAACTGATAGTGGACTAGAGCTTGAAGCAAAGATTAGTAAATCTGCGCCAGCAGCAGTCTGCGAACTAGTTAAAGACGGTGTCCTTGGAGCCTTTTCCGTCGGTTTCAAAGTCAAGGATGCTGATTACATCAAGGAAACTGACGGATTAATGATTAAGGATGCTGAGTTGTTTGAAGTATCGGTTGTTTCGGTACCATGCAATCAAGCAGCTACTTTTTCGCTCGCGAAATCATTTGACTCTATAGACGAGTACAATGAATTCAAGAAAACTTTCACCAATCGTGTCGATCTAACGGGTCAGTCTCTGACCAAAGATGATTTAAACGAATCAAAAGTGGTTAGTGACGCACCTAAGCAAGTAGAGAAATCTACTATTAAGGAGACAAAAATGTCCGAAGAAACTAAAACTCCGGAAATCGACTTGGAAGCATTTGCTAAGAAAGTAGCTGATGAAACTGCTGCTAAAATCGCAATGAAACAAGCCGAACAAAAAGCTGCTCAAGAAGCAGAAGCTAAAGCCGCTCAGGAAGCTGCTCACGCTAAAGCTCTTGAAGCTGAAACAATCAAGTCAAGCATCGAAACTGGTGTTCAAACCGGCGTAGAAAAGCTTGAAGCTGATATGCAAAAAGAACTTGAAGCTAAAGACGCAAACTTTGCAGAAGTTACTGCTAAGTACGAGTCTGCTCTTCAAGAGCACCAGAAAGAATTAGAAGCTATGCGTAACAGCAAGCGTGACTTCTCTGGTCGTGGTCAGAAAGGCGATCTTACCGCATTTGGTAAAGACTTCCTAAACGCACACATGGTTGCTAAAGTAATGGGCCGCAGCTTTGAAGATACTAAAGCTGGTCAAGCCGCTTTACAAAAAGCTAACGTAGCCTACACTGGCGACGTAAACCAGGTTGCTATTGACCGTTTTGAAGAAAATGTACGTTTGAACTATCGCGTTGCTAACTTCTTTGAAGAAATCGCTGTAACTGCACAGAAAACCGTAATCCCTGTAGGTCTGGAGCCAACTATTGCTGCTGCTGACACTGGAGGTATCGGTACTGCTACTAACCGTATCGCGGACGGTGGCGGAACTGACGGTGAATACGCTCTAGGTAACGTTACTCTAGAAACTAACCGCATTATCGCTGGTCAGTTTATTGATAACAACACTGACGAGACTATGGTTGCTACAGTTATGCCAATCATCATGAACGCTCTTGCACATTCGCAAGCGAAGAAAGTTGAGAAAGTTATTGTTGACATTCTTGATAATGCTTCTGCTACTGACGAAGGTACTGGTACTACTATGCAGCGTAAAGACTTGCTTGCAGGTCGTACTGCTCTTGGTGTACTTGGTGTTGATCCTGCTGATTTGGTATACATCCTATCTGTTACTGCCTACAACGAGCTACTCGATGAAGGCCAGTTCGATGAGTTCTCGCAAGTTGACTCAGCAGCTGCTCGTGTAACTGGTACTATTGCTAACTTCTACGGCTCTCCAGTTGTAGTAAGTGATCAGTTAGGTGTTGACGGTGACGCTGTTGTTGCTAACCGTAACGCTTTCCTAATGCCACGTCTTGGTGGTCTGCAGGTTGAAACTGATTACGAAGTTGCTAATCAGCGCACTGCTATTGTATCTAGTCAATCTATGGGCTTCACCCAGGTTATCTCTGGTGTTGGTGCTTCATTGGTTAGACCTGCTGCTTAATAGCTACACTTTACAAAACTTCGGGGAGGTTCGCCTCCCCCAAGTTTTTACTAATGGACTTATAAACTATGGCAAATTTAATTACAATTACAGAATATAAAGAAGCAAAAGGCCTGCAGGGAATGAAAGATGACCCTCAGCTAAATGTTCTTATCGAGTCTGTGAGTCAATTAGTAAAAACTTACTGTAACAATAGTTTTGTTGATTTTTACTCTACAAATAAAACAGAGATTTTCGATATAGTATATAATGAAAACTTTGTGCAACTATCAGAAGCTCCTGTCAGAACAGATCAAACTATTACTGTTCAAGAAAGAGCAACTACTACGGATAGCTATGTGACACTTGTAGAGAACACAGATTATTATGTAGATTCAAAAACAGATAGTATTTATAGAATCAATCGCAACTTTGCAGGCGGTTTTGGAGCTGTAAAAGTAGTTTACAAAGCAGGCTACTCTGCTACTCCTACAGACTTAAAACTTGCACTTATTGATTTGATTACATACTATCACAAAGATGAACACAAGCAACGCCAGACTTTAGGCGGTGCAAGTTTACAGAATCAGGGTACTAGTAGTCAGCGTGACAACCCAGGCTTTCCAGATCACATAAAACGCGTTCTGGATATGTATAAGAACTTTTAATGAGTAAGCAATCTCAAAAGAAGTTTTTAACTGAGTTTCACAAAAGACTTCTAAAAGAATCAAAACCTTATAGACAAAAGCACGCAGATAAACAAGTACATCATTTTAGTATAGCAAAAAAGAATATAAGAGAAGGTATCAAAGATACTGTTCAGTCTAAGTTTAAAACTGATTCAAGTGGCAGAGCTAAAGAAATACTGAGCCTAGTAGATTCCGACATAGATCGTGCTATTGAAAATGTAAAAAATGAGTTAAGAAGGTTACAAGATGGAGCAACGGTAGCAAAAGTCAGAATTACATATGAAAAGCCTGACGCAATCGGAGCATTATTTTATGCCACAAAAACAGATTCAGGAAGGCTTCGAAACATTTATCGACAAGCGTTCCGTGCGGCAAAAAAGCACTTAGATCCTTTAGCCGCAGCAGTAAATAAAGCCTCAGTAAAAGTTACAGGCAGAGGCACGGGAAAGACTTCAAAAGATTATTTTCACCTTTCACACGGGGCACAAGCAGGTGTAGCAGAGTCCCAGATAAGAGATGAAATTATAGATGTGATAACTGAAATACCAGCTATTAATTTTTCACAAGCGAAAGAAATAATCGAAGCAGTAGTGCCAAACATAGAGCTAATTAGAAACACTAAAACAAGTTCGATGAGTGTTCACATAGGTTCTAAACTAAGAAACTTAGATGAAGGTAGAGCAGTTAGAGACGAGAAAAAAGATCTTGCACGAATTATACAGGATGTGGAGAAAATGCTCCGAAATCCAGAAATCCAAGCAAGATTACTTAATGCACCAGGATCAGATAGTCTTGTAGACATAAAGAAAAAGAAAGTACGAAAAAGTGTAACTGATCCTCTGAAAAAAGTAAAGAATGTATCTGTAAAGTCGAAGAACAACAAGATAAAACATTCTATTACAAAAGTCAAAACAAAAGCAAAAAGACCCAAAATAAGCAATACTACTCCAAAAAGTAGAGTAAAGAAAACAAAAGTAGTACAACGGGGTATGGACTTTAGTCCTTTACGTTTGATAGGATTAATGAATAAACAACTACCAAAAACTGTACGAGGTAACATGGTAAATCCTGCACTTGAGAATAGAACAGGAAGATTTGCAAACAGTGTACGCATTACAGATGTGGCACAAACACCACAAGGGTATCCAAGCATTGGTTACACGTATGCAAGAAGCCCTTATGAAGTATTTGAAATGGGAAGCGGAAATACTCGAGCAACACCCGAAAGAGATCCAAGAAAGTTAATTGATCAATCTATTCGAGAAATCGCAGCACAGTTTGCAATCGGTAGATTCTATACCAGGAGAGTTTAATGTCAGAAAGAACATACACAACTAGGCGTTTAGGGATTGTAAATGCTCTTGTTGAACAGTTAAAGCTCATAAACGGACAAGGTAACTTTCTTACAAATTTATATGATAATGTTTCACCTCGCTTGAAGTTTTGGGATGAAGTAGAAGAGTTTCCCGCACTACATCTTAATGCAGGATCAGAGACTCGCGAATATCAAGCAGGTGGATATAAGGATCGTTTTCTTTCAATTACAATACGATGCTATGTGCAAGACGAAGATTCCGTACAAGCACTCGATGAATTGATGGAAGATGTAGAAACTGTGGTCGAGGAAAATTCACGATTAACGTATACTGATCGACAAGGCAATACTCAGTATACACAACAAATCACAGTCGTCAGTGTAGACACTGATGAAGGTGTACTTGAACCTTTAGGCGTTGGAGAGATGCTTATCGAGGTTCGATACTAGAAAATGCAGGCACGAACAAAAGTTCACGTCCTAGCCTTTTCAAGAAACATAGGAGATAACTATGGCTGATACATTATATTTTAGTAGAGATACCAAGGTATTTGTCAAAATCGGTTCCGATATTTGGGAAATACCTGTACTAGATGGATTCTCTTTCTCACAAGCAACAAACGCTTCAGAGATTACTCTGAACGAAATGTCTGATACGTCTGGAAACAGCCGTCGTGGACGACAAATGTTTACTGATTCTTATGCACCTGCTGAGTGGAGCTTCTCTACTTATGCTCGTCCATTTGCATCAGCAGGTAGTGGCACTGGTGCAGCTGATAGTTCTGCAAAGCACCACGCAGTAGAAGAAGTTCTTTGGGCTTTGATGGTTGGAGCAGGTACTTATAGTTCTTTCTCTTTCCCAGGATTTACTGCTGATACTACCGATTTAGATATTAGTTTTTCTGGATCAAACAAAACTACTTTAGGTACTGCTGACTTCTTCTTTGTAATGGGTGGAGCAGGTTCTGGTACTAAGACTACTTACAAGATTGCAAGCTGTTGTGTAAACGAAGCGTCTCTTGACTTTGATATTGACGGTATTGCAACTATTAACTGGTCTGGTATGGGTACAATCATTACTGAAGATTCAGAGCCAACTGCTACTGTAACTGAAGGCGTATCTGGAACTTCTAACTTTATTCGTAACCGTTTGACTTCTTTGGCGATTAGTTCTACTAGCCCAACGTCAACTACTTATGACTTAGTATTAACAGGTGGTAACATTACTATTTCTAACAACATGACTTTCTTAACGCCTGAAACTCTAGGTGTTGTAAACCAACCATTAGGTCATGTTACTGGAACACGCTCTGTATCTGGTAACTTTACTTGTTACTTAAATGCAGAAGCTAACTCTAGTGCAGATCTATTCGAGAATATCATTGAAGGAACTAGCACAATCACTAACGACTTTGATTTAACTTTCAAGATTGGTGGTGCTTCTGGTACTCCTCGTATCGAAATGGCAATGGCACAATGTCACTTAGAAGTACCTGCTCACTCGATTGATGATGTTATCTCTCTTGAGACTAACTTCCATGCTCTACCAAGCGCAATCGAAGGTACTAATGAATTAGCAATTAAGTATGTAGGTGCGTAAAAAAAGTTCTTGACATTTATGGTCTTTTCGACTATACTATGAAATAGAAAAAGTTAAGAAGGGGTCTTTTTCAGACCCCTTTTTATTACATGAGGGACAATGGCTACTTATAATATTAAAAAACAAGCAGAAGTCTACCTTGTATTCGGAGGTTCAAGGTATAGACTGGATGTGACGGAAGATATAAGTTTTAGTCAAACTTTTACAGATGACACATATCCTCAAAAAACATTACATGAGCAACATAAACTGCATGAAGCGTCAAACATCAAAAAAGCAAATCCTGCTAATTTTAGTTTTACAATTCCTGCACTTACAGAAAGTGATTTAGATGTAGTTTTTAATTTATTAGTAGACTATAAATCAGATACAAGTACCCTGAATACTTTTGATTTATATGTAAAATTTCCGAACGATGTATATAAGCTAGAAAAGTGTGTTTTAACAAATGGGACATTCATAATTGAGAAATTAGAGAATCTCAAGTTGGGCATACAAGGGCAAGCATCAAAACTAACTAGGGGAGCAACGTTACCAGGAGGTGCAGTTTCCCGATCAGGAACACGTACGCATCAGCGTATTGACTACTTATCAGTAAGTGTTGACTCTACTAGTCTTACACAAGGAATTTATAAAGTTTCTGTGGAACTACAAAATGATATAGAGTGGACACCTTACGAGACCGTCAACGATGCATTGAATGTAACAAATGCCGCAACTTCAATGTACCCCTCTAATTTTACTCTAAAGAAAAGAATTCTAGCCGGATCTATTGGTCAGTATGTACTTAGCAACTTTAACAGTGATACTCAACAATGGAAAACCGGAGTTCCTATCGTAATTAAGGCAGGAGAAAGTGCAACACAAGGATTTCAGTTTGATTTACAGAGCTGTACCTTTACCAACAGAAACATAGTTGAAGATGTATTTACTCAGTCTTACGATTGGATAATGAATGACAGCCCTACCGATCTTGGTAGCAAAATTAAATTTAACAACATTTAGGAGCAACAATGGATCTTAAAAAATTAATGGTCGATACCAAAGCAGTTTGGGTTGACTTTCCCGGCTTGGAAGGTTTCAAGATAGAAGTAGCAAACCTTTCAAGAAAAGAACTTACAGGATTACGTAAGAGATGTACAACTACTAAGTTTGATCGTAAAACACGTCAAGCAGTAGAGGACTTAGACGAAGAAAAATTTGTAACAGAGTTTACTTTGGCAGTAGTAAAAAACTGGAAGGGATTAACTCTAGAGCATCTTGAAACTTTACTTCTTGTAGACATAGATGGTCAAGACCCTAAGAAAGAACTTGAGTATAATGAAGAAAATGCAGAGACACTTGTATCTTCTTCCGCAGAATTTGATACTTGGCTCAACGAGGTAGTCTTTGATCTTGATAACTTTCGTACAAAGTCAAAGAAGCCAACTGGAAAACCGGCTGGAAAGGTTCTTCAAGAATAGTGATGCAAAGATGACGCAAGAGCGTTATCTAAAAATGTGTGAACAGATGGGTAAGGAGCCTGATCCAGAAGAAATGCCCCCATCTATTCACGATTTTCCAGATATAGCAGTGCTTGCAATGAATACTTTTTCAGCACTTGGAGATAGAGTGTATCCCGACATAGGATACATGGGAAAAGATTTTACAACCTTACCGTACTACATGGAGATGCACGGTATAGAAGATAAAGAATTATTCTTAGAGATTCTAACGTATTTAGAATCAAGAGCTATCAAAAACTCTCAAGAACAACTTAAACGTGAGAGGGATAAGCTAAAGAGAAAGAAATAGTGGCAGACACAATAACAGTCAAATTTAAAGTCATGGAAGACGGCAGTCTAAAGGCTGTCGGAAAAAATGCTGAAAAAGCTGCCGCAGGTTTAGATAAAGCTAGTAGATCTTCCGATAACTATAATAAAAAGCAAAAGGGCGTAGCAGGAATATCGTCCAACTCAACTAAAAACTTCTCAAAAATGACCACCGGAATCACCGATGGTCTAGTACCCGCCTATGCTACTTTAGCCGCGAACGTGTTTGCATTAACTGCGGCTTTTAACTTACTTGCCAGAAATGATGCGATTGCAAAACTTCAAGAAGGTTTGGAGTTTACAGGACGAGCCGCAGGTCGAAACCTTACTTTAGTTGCCGACAAATTAAAAGAAATCACAGATAATGCAATCTCCGCAGAACAAGCGATGCGCACCACCGCAGTAGGTATTTCGGCAGGCTTTAGTGAAACTCAGATGGAAGGACTTGCAAAAGTAGCAAAAGGTGCTGCTTTGGCACTTGGACGAGATATGGGCGATGCTATGGATCGTCTTACTCGAGGTGCCGCAAAACTTGAACCTGAAATTCTTGATGAATTGGGTATTATGGTTCGCCTTGACGATGCCGTAAGCGACTATGCTCTTGCACATAATAAGGCTACTAGTGAACTAACTCAGTTTGAAAGAAGAATGGCATTTACTAATGCTATTATTGATCAAGGTACCAAAAAGTACGCTGATCTAGCAGGCGCTCTTGAACCTAGTGCGTACTCTAAACTCGCCTCCACTTTTAGTGATTTGACAAAAACAGTTATAGGGTTTTTGAATAGTGCCTTATCTCCAGTTCTAAACTTTCTAGCAGAAACGCCCGCAGCACTAGGTGCTATTGCGGCAGCTTTTGGAGCCTCTCTTACAGGTCAGATTATGGGCGGCTTACAAGGTATGGCGGAAAAATCGGCAGAAGCTGCAAAACGAACAAATGACGTATCAAAGGCATCCTTAAAAAATATTAAAACAAATAAGTTACTTTCAAAAGGATACAATGAATTAGTAAAAAGTGGGGACAGATCCAATAAAACCCTAAACGATATGATAGGGAGACTAGATGCAACGATACGAACAACAACAAAAAATACTGCAAAATTAAAAGAAGCTAAGATACAAAGAAAAGATTTAACAAAAGAAATATACTTACAAAATGTAGCTGTTGCAAAAAATACTTCTGCAAATGCTATGTCTACACTACAAACGCAAGGATTTACCGCGGCTTTAAGATTACAAATTCAGGCATTAAGAGAGGTAGCCACAGCAAATGCAGCCGCAGCTGCACAGTCGGGTATTTTAGGTACTGCAATGTTTACGGCAAAAACAGGAGCAACAGCATTAGGAATGGGTATACGATTTGTGGGTGCTTCGATTCTGGTTGCAATGCCTTACGTAGCAGCATTTATGGCGCTCTTTTCACTTCTAGGGCCTCTATTCAAAAAATTCTTTGGAGACAATTCAAAATTAGGAGAAGCACTGGAGAAAAACGAAGAAAGGTTAGCAGAGTTTGATAACGTAGCAAAACAATATGTTGAAACTATTGGAAGTGCACAAGACAGCACGGAAGCGTGGATAAAGACTCTCGAGCCTTTATCCGGTTTGTTAGCAGAAACTTATACTTCTTTACAAACAACATACTCAGCTGCAACTTTAGATAATATACTAAAAGTAGAAAAGGCGATAACAGCCGTAAAAGAAGCAGAAGCAAGACTAAATGATCCAGAAAACGAGTTTTTATATGATATGTTTGCGGGCGTTGTTGATGCTGGTACTGTGCAACAAGGACAAAAAGTAATCGACGCAGGTACAGCTTTATCACAAGAGCAGCTCGACAAACTAGCAGAAAATTCTAAAAACACCGTTCAAAAGCTCATTGGCACCTTGAACGTAATGAGAGAAGGTTTAAAGGATTTTTCAGAAAAAGAAGGGGTAGCTGTAGGTAATACACTAGCGCTTATTGATAGGCATCAACAAAAAGTAACAACAGCTTTTGCAGTTTTTCAAAGTCAAAAAACAGAGAGTTCTTATAGAACCTTGGCAGAAGCAATTAAAACTTCTCGTGACTCTACTCTCGCCGCCGTAGATGCCTTTAAAACTTTTAATGAAACAGTAAAACAAGCAAAAACACTCGTAGGAGACCCGAAAGCAACATTAGGGCCTTATGCAAAAGAACTAGACAATATTGAAGTAGCGTTAAACAAACTAAAAAGTGTAGGTAAAGAGGGCGGAATAAATCCAGATCAGGCAATAGATATTTTAAAAGCCTATGGTGTTGATGTAACAGGTATAAAAAATCTTAAAGAAGGGCAAAAGGTTTTGGTACTGTATGAGAATACCATGGAAGAGGTAAATAAGTCTTTACTGAAGATTGCAGAAGCACAGAGCAAGTTTGCAGTTAAAGAGGCCGTAGGAGGTAGAACAATACAGCTTGCCAAAGAAGAGTTAAAAATTGCAGAAGATTTAGTTAAAACTCGATTTACCGAGTTTAATCAAGTTACTTTATTTGGCCAAGCAAAGATAGATGCACAAAAGAAATATAATGATGCGCTAAGAGAGGAAGTTACTCTAAGAATAAAACTGTTTGAGGAGTTGTCAAAAGAGGCAGAAAAATCAGGAATGGGTGCAGGTGCAGCCGCTAGTATAGCTTACGAAGGCAGAGTAAAATCAGCTGTAACACCTGGTGAAAGACAAAAGCTACAAGCAGAACAAGCTAGAGCAGGTTTGGCTGGCGTGGCAAAAGATATAGCAGCAATCGGCCCTGAAGGAGCTCTGATGTCGTCCGTCATAGACGGCGCATTAAATATGGAAACTGCTTTCAAAACTGCTTTTGAAGTTATAAGTGATGACAGTAATGACATGTCCACAAGAGTGCAAGCAGGTCTTGGAGCAATAGGTGCAACTGTATCAGCCCTAGGAGCGATGCAGAAAGCAGCAAGCGATCAAAGAATTGCAGCGATAGATAATGAAATCGCCGCAGAAAAAGCACGCGATGGTAAATCAGCAGGAAGCGTAGCAAAACTAGCAGCTCTTGAGAAGAAGAAAGAACAAGCAAAACGAAAAGCATTTGAGCAAGATAAGAAAATGAAAATGGCTCAAACAGTCATCTCTACTGCTCAAGGTGTAACAGCTATGCTAGGCGCAGCTCCACCACCTGTTAACTTTGCACTTGCAGCAATGGTTGCAGCAATGGGTGCTCAACAGTTAGCAATGATCTCAAGTAGTAGCTTTGCTGGAGGAGCTGGTGCAGCGGCATCTACAACGCCTTCAAGTATAGCGGTAGGCTCTCGTAATGCTTCTGTTGATCTTGCGAAAGGACAAAATGCGGGCGGAGAGCTTGCATATATGCGAGGAGCGTCAGGCACTGGAGGAATAGAAAACTTCCAACCAGCTTTCGCGGGTTACAAGAACAGAGCAGCAGGAGGC